AACTCCACGCGACAGAAATCTTCCGCCGCAGCCTGCGCCTGCGCGATGAGGCCCGTCAGGTATGCGTCCTCTTCATCATGCTGGATGCGCAGGTGTGCCTTGACCTCCTCAACGGTGACGGTCATGGTCAGCCGTCCGCACCTTCCGGGGCAGCGGCCATCAGGCCGGATGCGCGAAGCGCGGCGAGCAGGGCGTTGAAGTTGTCCTTCAGAGCCGCGATGGTCGTTGCCTCGCTGTCAGCGATGTAGGGGACTACAGGTTGCGCGGCGGAGGGCAGGTCAAACAGCCCCTCCGCGCCTTCGACCGTCGCGCCGGGCAGGAAGGTCAGCTTGCCGCCGATGACCCACTCGCTGCCGCCATGGGCGTGATAATTTCTGGTGATGTTGGTATTGTTCATGCGATGCCTCCTTTGCCCGCTTACGACGCCTTCATGGCCAGCACCTTGACCGCCTCAGCCAGCACCAGCTTGCCGTCCACGCGCTCGGAGGACTGGAAGCCCACCTCCCCGGTGGCGGCGTAGAGCTCGTTCAGCCGCTTGAAGGAACGGCCCTCGCGGTCAGCCACCCAGTAGTAGCCCAGATCGCCGAACAGGATGACTTTGTTGGAAGCGGCGATGGCGGGCATGTAGCTGGAGGTGTAGACCGGACGGTTGAGCAGCGTATCGGGCGTGCCCGCAGTCACCGAGGGCTGCCAGAGGTAGTCGCCGTTGCCGTTCTTCAGCTTGCGGATGGCCTTGACGGTCGAATCGTTCATGATGAACACGGCGTTGCGGCGGTAGGGCGCGCGGAGGCTGTAAAACAGGTCGATGACCTCGTCCATGGTGATGGCGGTGGCGCTGGCGGCGGTGACGCCGGTCTCTGCACCGCCCGTAGCCGCGAGGATGCCCAGCGGCTTGCCCGTGCCGTTGCCGTTGAAGAACGCATCTTCCTCGGCGGCTCCGATGCGGCGGGCAAACTCGCGGGCGATGTAGGAAGGCAGATCGAACACGGAATCGTTGAGCAGTTCCTCCGATACCTTGATCATCGTCGCCAGCTTGTACGCGCCGATGGACACCTGCCCGAAGGAATCGTCGCTCTCGGGATAGGCGGCTTCCTCGTCGATCCAGCTGGCCGTGCCCTTGGAGGCGACCACGGGAATCTTGCGGTCGCCGGAGGAGGTGTGGATCACATGGGCAAACTGTCGGAAGATGTTCTGTTCCTCCAGCGCTTCGATGAGCGTGCGCTCATATTCATCCGGCGCGAGATAGCCGCCCTCTGATTCCACGCCGACCTGCAGGGCATTGAGTACCTCGTGCGGCACGGACTTGGCACGCATGGTGCGCCAGAAAGCGGCCTTGTATTCGTCGGTCGCGCGGCCAGTCTTGCCCGTATCGCCGACCGTGCCGGGTCGCTCGGTGATGGGTTTGCCCAGGGGCTGGTCCAGCTCGCGGTCGATGGCGGCCTGACGTTCGAGCCGTTCGATCTCCTTGCCAAGAGCGACCACGTCGGCTTCCATCCTGTCGTAGGTCGCGGCGTCCTCGGCGGAGAGCATGCCGTCCGCGCCGCGCTTGCTGTCGAGGAACGCTTTGGCGGCGTCCCATGCCTTGGCGCGCTTCTCGCGCAATTCAAGAATCTGGTTCATAGTGGTTTCCTCCTCAATACTTCAAAAGCGCCAGCCTCTTTTCGAGGTCTGCCGCTTTTACTCGGGGTTCGGGCTTGGGCGCGCGGGCTTTCAGCTTGTTCAGCAGGCAATTTGCGACCGTGCGGCGGGAATAGAGGAAGCTGTCCTCTGCCTCCGGCTCCGCTTCCTCCCGCCCAAACATGATCTCGTCGCAGAAGCCCAATTCCAGCGCCTTGTTTGCGTTCATCCACGTCTCCGCATCCATGAGATGCGACAGCTGCGTGCGCGACAAGCCGGTCTTGATCTCGTAGGCGTTGATGATGCTCTCCTTGACTTCGTCCAGCATCTGGATGGCGCGCCGCATTTCCTCGCTGTCGCCCATGGCCACGGTAAGCGGGTTGTGGATCATCATGGTGGACACGGGCGACATGAGTACGCGCGTGCCCGCCATGGCGATGACGGAGGCAGCAGAGGCGGCAATGCCGTCCACCTTGACGGTGACGTCGCCGGGATAGTCCATGAGCATGTTGTAGATCTGTGCCGCAGCCACGCAGTCGCCGCCGGGCGAGTTGATCCAGACTGTCACCGGGCCGGTGGTGGAAAACAATTCGTCTTTGAACAGCGCCGGGGTCACGTCGTCGTCAAACCAGCTTTCCTCAGCGATGGTGCCTTCCAGCCGCAGCACGCGCGCGTCCGGGACCGTCTCGTCCCGCGCCCAGTTCCAAAACTTTTTCATTTGAGTACCTCCTGCTTTGCATTGTTTCCAGCCGCTGTCATGGTGATGGGGATCATGTTGCCGTTGACGAGGTACAGGTTTCCACCCTCCTCGTCGGACAGCGGGTTGAGATTCTCCAGTTCCCGGATGTCATTGGCGGACATCCAGCCGTTCTGCCGTGCGATGGCGTAGCCTTCCATGCGGCTCTTGTAGTCGCCACGCATCAGGCCGTCCAGGTTGAAGCGCACATAAAAACGGCCCTTCTCCGTCTCCGGGAAGAGCGCGCGGTCCATGGCCTGCTCGATGCGCACCAGCCATGGGCGGATGGTATGGACGGCAAAGGAGATGTTCTGCGATTCGATATTCGAGAACGTCGCCCGTTCGAGGTCGCCGATCATGTGCGGCGGCACGCGGAAGATGCGGCAGATCTCCGTGACCTGAAATTTGCGCGTTTCGAGAAACTGCGCCGCGTCGTTGGGGATGCTGATGGGCGTGAAGGTCATGGACTCTTCGAGGATGGCCACCTTGCCCGAGTTGGCGGAGCCGCCATAGGCCGCGTTCCAGCTCTCCCGCAGGCGCTTGGGGTCTTTGACCGTATTGGGGTGCGTCAGCACGCCGGAAGGCATCGCGCCATTGCCGAAAAACTTCGAGCCGTATTCTTCGGCGGCGATACTCAGCCCGACCGCACTCTTCTCCAGCGCGATGGGGCTGTAGCCCATGACGCCGTCAAAGCCGAGGCCGGGGATGTGCAGGACGTCCGTAGGGTCGAGGCGTACCATGCGGCCCTCGCTGGTGGTATAGGTATAGGTCAGCTTGCCCCTGCTGTCGCGGTCGACCTCCATGTGGTCGGGCAGCAACGGGTACAGGCCGACGATGCCGTTGCGCCCGGTGCGGAGGATCTGGCAGTACGAGTTGCCCCACAAGAGCAGGTGGGAAAGCATCGTTTCCCGCCAGATGAAGGAGGTCATCTCCGGGTTGGGTTCGTCGTGGAGAAGGTGCTGCAGCGGATGCTCCAGCGCCTTGACGCCGCCCTTGTCGGTGGCCTCAAACACATTGAGGGGCAGGCTGGCCACAGTCTCGGCGATGACGCGCACACAGGCGTAGACGGTGGAGACCTGAATGGCAGAGCGCGCGGTGACGCTTTTGCCCGATATGCTGCTGCCAAAGTAAAACGTCGGCGCGGCGGAGACGGCGTCCTTCGGCGAAACGCGCCTGCCGGGCTTGTCCCGGGCACGGAAGAGTCGAGTGAATGGGTTTGTCATGAGTACCTCCAATTACAGGCCGCTTCCGGTTTTTCTGTCGTGGCACGCCTTGCACAACGGCTGCCAGTTTTGTTCATCCCAGAAGAGCCTCTGGTCGCCCCGGTGCGGAACAATGTGGTCGACCACCGTCGCGGGCGAAAGGACGCCTTTGGACAGGCAGTTTGCGCACAGGGGATGCTTTTGCAGGAATTGCCTGCGTGTCCTGCGCCATTTTGCATCATAACCCCGTTTGGTGGCGCTGCCCCTCTGCCGGTCTGGCGACTCAGCGCTGTGCTCCGGGCAGTATGTGCCGCTCTCGCACAGGTTGGGGCAGCCCGGATAGCGGCATGGCCGCTTGGGCCTTCTCGGCATGACGGCAGACCTCCCTTTTATATATGAAGGAACTCAGATGAACAGCAGACCGCGCTCATCATAGACGCTGCCGCCGCCTTGGTTTTTCATGGCCCGATCCAGCGCCATGACCAGTGCGACCGCCCCGTCTACCTTCTCCGTGGACTTCTCTTTATCGATTTTCTGGTTGCCCGCCGGGTCGGTGCGCACGAAGGCGTTGTCCATGTTCCACCGCAGCACCGGATGCCCGCCGTGGTTGATGTGCCGTTCCAGCACCAGCCGCATCAATTCTTTCGTCGGCGGGGACATGTCCTTGAAGCCCTGTCCAAAGGGGATCATGGTAAAGCCATCGTCCTGCAGTGCCTGCACCATCATTGTCGCGTTCCAGCGGTCGTAGGCGATCTCGCGGATGTTGTAGCGCTCGCCCAGCTGACAGATGAACTGCTCGATGAAGCCGTAGTGGACGACGTTGCCCTCCGTTGTCTGGATGAAGCCCTGCTTCTTCCACACGTCGTACATGACGTGGTCGCGCCGCACGCGCAAGCCGAGCGTGTCCTCCGGCAGCCAGAAGAACGGCAGAACGGTATAAACGCCGTCGCCGTCCTCGGGCGGGAACACCAGCACCAGCGTGGTCAGGTCGGAGGTACTGGACAAGTCGAGGCCCGCGTAACAGGCTTTGCCCTCCAGATCGCAGGGATTGACCGCGCCGCCGCATTCGTCCCACTTGTCCATGGGCATCCAGCGCACAGACTGTTTCACCCACTGGTTCAGCCTGAGTTGCCGGAACATGTTCTCGTCGGCGGGCGTTTCCTGTGC